AGGCTCGTAATACTGACACCCAAAGCAATAACCATGACCATCGTCGTAACGGCCAAGGTTGTCTCTTGATCCACAAGCTGGGCAAGGTTCATGAGCAATGCACCTACTTGTTTCGGTATCGTGAGATGCAAGCATCAAGTGTCATGCTTGTGGAATCGTTGGATCAGCTCTTCGTAGTTATCCAATGCTTCTTCAAAGCCCTCGATAATGTCATTCGGTGAAGAATGCTTATCAAGGGCCATGATTAGATTGGACGCGAGATCTTCAATAACCTTTACGTCAACCATTCGATAGGGATGGAATGAAATGCACACCAAGGGAAGCCATTCCGTTCTGCCCATGAGGCATACGTTGTCTTGCTACCCTTGTTGATCTTGTTGAATGGGGATTGGAATACGAATCGAATATCCACATCAGGATTGGCTTGCTTCACTGCTTTCATCTTGCGACGATCCTCTTGTGTTAGGCGGCCTTTGGTTTCTAGGTAGACACCATTCGGCAGCAGAAAGTCAGGCGTGTAACAACACATCAGTTGATACGCTACCTTTGTGGATTCATACTCGTACTTAACCCCCAGGTTGGTAAGAAGGTCAGCAACCTTCTCCTCCAACCCAGAGCGGAAAGCCATCGGAATCAGAAATCGTCGTCGAAATCAGCCGCAGGAGCCGGAGTCACATTCGGATCGTCCGCCTTGAATCCCTTGGTTTTGCCAAAGAGTTCAGCAACGTCTTCGGAATCCATGTCACCAGAGTCAATCCCAGCATTGCTGGAAAGGCTAATAACCTGGATACCTTTGAGCTTCAAGCTAGTGCCATACGTCACACCATCCTTCAGGATGTATGGCTTCTGGTAAAACGCCAGCTTGACAGTCGAACCTGAATAGATCGGCAGTGCAGTGTTAGTGATAACAGTACCCTCACTGTCAACAACAGTCGGGCAGTTCTCTTCATTCCAACTGAACTTGACTTTGTACTTACCCTCCGACACCTCTTCCCAAGGTTCCGGTTTAAGCGTTGCTCGCTTCGGGTTCTTTAGCTTCGACTCACACCACTTGAGAACATCAGCTCGATCAGCTTCCAGTTTCTCAATGAGATCATCAGTAAATACAGTAGCAAGACTGAATCCAAACTTGCTTGGCTTCATCACAGCCTGGTAACCTTCAAGGACAACAGGCTTTTCAGTGACGATAGTTTTGGTGGTCATTAACAAAAGAAATAGGTTGAATCAAGGACGGAATCAAGATCAAGATCACCAATGATTGGTGGCTCTGTCTCGGCGCCAATTGCTTTAGCGAAATCCACTAGCGGATTACTCTCGCTAAAGATGTCGTAGTAGGTTTCACGTACTACGCGATTAAGTTCACCCATGTCAGTTGCCCTGCAAAGGACTGAGTCATGGATGACGGTGAATGGTGCGTTGAACTTGAGGAATGCACGATGGAGGATCGAAGCATCCAAAGAGTGGATAACGTTAGGTGCAGTACTCGACTTGTGTGCATTTACATCAGGCCCTTCAAAACCTGTCGTTAGGTTGATCTCACATCGACCAAGCACTTGAAGCTTGATTGTGGATACCTTCCGCTTGCGTCTATTTTGTTTAACAATGAAACCTGATGGTGTCTGCCACTGCAGGTAGTCCTCACCACGCTTGAACGCAGCCCCGACTTCCTGCTTGATCCAGTCCATCACTTGCATGGGGCCCGGTACTACCTCGTACATCGCCTCTCTGACTGCATTGACAATGAGTGTCAATTCATCAGGAGTAAATTCAGCCCCCTTCTCCTTCAGCGCATCACGGATGTACTGACGATTAGAGTGCTTTGTTGCGTTGTATGGAATCGTCATCACTGTTCGCTTTGTGACCTTCCGGTCAAGCAATTCAGCAAGATGACTGGGTAGTTTTGGTTTGGCTGTCTCAGCAACAACCTTGTATGCATCCATTGGCTGTTCACCTGGAAGGACATTCACCAACCGTGCTGTCGACTTGTCTCGTGCCAGCCCCGCAAGTATTTGCAGACCAGAACACGTTGCATCAACTGCACAGCAGCTATTTGTCCAACTACGTGAACACTCAATGACACAAGCGTTGTACTCCTCGCACGCCGCAAGGAATTGCCAAGGCTCATCAGCAACCTCCCACTCTGGCAAATGCCTAAGTGGATCCGATGCCACACGTGAAATCAGCTCGTGGTTCTGATCGACCCACTCCTGACGCTCACTCATTGTTGCCTTGTCCAACCCGTAGGTTGTGGCAACTTGAAACGCTAACCACTGCTCTGCTTCATCAGTCATAAAGGCTGGCTCAGCAAACTTCAGCAGCGACTTACCAAAGTCCGTGTCTTGAGGAGTGAGGAAGGCTGGGATCGGATACGTTCGACCTCGATAGTCAAAGGACCACGGAAGAAAGAACTTGTCTTTCCCCTTGAAGATCTTGACGGTTTCCATCGTCATGCGTGTTCGACATGATCGTTTGAATGCGGCAGCGTTTTGGTTCATCACCTCCGCTGCTTGCCGTCTGTACTCGTGCCTAGCCTCGTCATTGTCCGCAATGTCCCACGGCTTGTTGGGTAGCGGTAGCTCGATGATCGGCATGAACTTACCGACCTTGTACTGACGCTCCATCAAGGTCTCAGCCACATCAACGATGAACTCATTGAGGGTGTACGCGACCTTCTGAAGCTTGTTCAGAAACAGGAGTGGTGTGTTCCCCTGTATTAGTCCGCCATCGCCCCTGCGGACCATTTCATGCCCGTGCATCACCTCGTTCAACAGGTACCCACCCGCGCTGATCGGGCTCCAGTCTCGGGGTGGGACCAACATGGGCCAAGCCATTGGCGTGAACATCAGCGCATCACGCATCAGTTCTTCCTTTTGCACGGCAAACAGAAGGCTTGGAACAATCAACGTTGGTGTGCCGTTGTTGCGCGCCACAGTGACACGCTCAAACCAACCAGTTCCTTTCATCACGCAGTCGAGCAGCCAGCCACCCAGCTTGGCTCGTGTGACAGTTCCCCAGTTGTCCCATGCATAGGCGTGGCGGTTCATCAGCGTCCTGGTGATCGTCGCCTTCTGCTGTGTGCCACAAGCGCTGTGCCAGTAGTTCCGCTTGATGCGGTCATACAGCTCAGGATCTTGTGATTCGTACCACCGCAGCTGACACTCCTGCTCCAGGGCATGGCCGATGCTTGTGATCACGTTGGCAATCTCATTCATCTTGTCTTTGGGGCTGAACACCTTGTCAAAGGTCAGCTTCAGAGCAATGGCAGCAGCTGCCTCTGGTTCGATCTCAGCCAGGTACTGATGGATCGTGGCAAAGGCTGCCCCGTTCTTGCCCTCATGGATGCGCTCCAGCGTTGTCTCAATGACCCTTGCAACCTCTGTAAGGGCAGCTTGGATGCTGGCTACCCCATAGACCGTTGCCGATCCGTAAGACCGCTCTTCAAGCTTCCTGGTGTTATCTAAGAGCCTTTCCCTTCCGTAAGCGATAGCTCGCTTTTCCAGCTTGATTTGCTCCTCAGTCAGAGCCGGGGTAATCATAAACAATTGGCAAACGACTTGTGAATAATTGCTTCAACAATCTGTCGCTAGACACCTTTCCGAGACGTTGCTCTAGTGGAACCCAGTCAGGCAAAGAAAAACCGGGGTTTCCCCCGGCTCTGTTCCATTCATGGAATGGTTCCACTTAAGGAACCTGAAACTAGCGCGTCTACCAATTCCGCCACATCCGCCTGTGGTGGCCTGGGTTTTGGCCTGGTTGTCTAGAGGCGCGGCTCAGAAACTGATCCGTTTCTCCAGTTTGGGGAGCGTAGCACCGGGGTCACTAGACGCTCTAGACAGGCTGGTGAGCCTGCAGAACGGCCATTTGACGGGCCTGCTCAAAGGCCTGGAATTCCAGGAACCTTGCCCACATCTGTGGGTCGGGCATGACCATAGCAGGTGAAGGATCAGGCGTCGTAACGCTCAATCTCGACATCGCTTCGGTCTTGGCCCGGTCAGACACTTTGACATACACCATGGTGCTATCGATCTGCTTGTGTCCCATCAACGCCTGAATGGTGGCGATGGGCGTGCCTTGATCGTTCAACCATGTGGCAAAGGAATGCCTCAGTGTGTGATACACATAGTGGTCATCTTTGCCGATGTAATTGCGGATCCTGTTGTAGGCCCGACGGAGCTGCTCTACACGAGTGAACTCAGGGAACAGGCGTCCCCGGCTCTCCCGGCAGCGGCGCTCCAAGATGTCAAAGATCCGATCCTCGATCGGTACAGTTCGCCAATTCCTAGCCTTGGTGATGTGGCCGTCTGGCCTGCCACCAAAGTGAATTAACCGCTGACCCAAATCAACATCCTTAGCAGTGAGCTTAAGGATCTCGGTCTGTCGTCCACCCGTGTACGCTGCAACGATGACATTCTCGGCAACGTCCTTGCGCTGGAAGGGATCCAAGCAAGCGTAGTAGAGCTGTTCCACCTCATCTTTAGTGTAGAAGTGGATCCTTCGTTCATTGACTTTGCGCTTTTCATACTTGCGATAAGGCAAGGCTTTGATCTTGCGCCTCTCCCAACAATGCGTCAGGATTGTGCCAATGTAAATGGGAATCTTGTTGGTGGTACGTGGTGACCAACCATGCTCATCCTCAAGTTCATACATCAACTCAGAGACGTGCTCTTCATCGAAGTTCTTGATGGCATGACTTGCACCTCGGGCACCTAAGATGTGCTGCACAACGTAGTGAATGGCACAGTTGGACATGTCCTTCTGTTGCATCCGCTTGCGTTCAGCAACCCATGCATCCCTCGTCTTGTAGCAGTAGTCAATGCACTGCCCAATCTTGGTGAAGTTCTCCATAAATCCTGTCCTTGATTTGCTTGATCAGCGACGTACCCTTAGGCGTTAACCTGCAGATTCGTGTTCTCCAGTTCAGGGGATTCTCCTCCTTTGTGATTAAACCAAGGCCAACACGGGTCTTGATTCGGTGATGGGTCGATAGCCAATCAGTGTTTCTACTTACACTGCTTTTCGCAAGACCTGTGGCCTCTGCTATTTGCAAAGTATCCACAGGTTCATACGATGCAATAAAAAGAAACGTTGACACCAGCTGGGCAGGCATCTCACGATCCAAAATCCGTAGCAATTCGATAGCTTCGTACAGGCGCTTAGCCTGTGGATCTACAAGAAGTGCCGGCATGGAACCCTCTGATTGGCTTCAGAACCAATCACATATTAGCTCTAACCGACCAAGCAATACATGAGTGGAACCGTTGGTGCGGCACATTCGCAGCATACACAATTCTGACCAGCGGATGTGTAACCCTTTGACATACAGCAGTGTCATTACGGCAAATCGTGCGCCCCTTGCAAATAGTACTGAAGTACCAACTCTGACGCACTTGGCTCTTCACACTTCTTCTCGTATGCATAAACTGCATAAAGCGAGTCATGGGCCTGGTAGCCACGGTTACTGAAGTCCTCGAACTCTTCAGTCGTCACACGCATAAGGCTCATTCAAGTTCGTAGTTGATTGTGCCAATAATGGCGGGAGTAAGAATCGTGACCTCTTCATTAGCTAAAGCAGATGCTTGTATACGTTCGTGAGCTTTTGCTGGAACGCGATACGCATACTCCTTCAGCTTGTTAGTGTCACGGTTGTAAACACGAATCACAGCAACGTAAGGTTCTGGTAAATACCACTCCATCACATCACTGAGCACCTCATCAAATGTTCCAGTGTTAAAGTCCTCTGGATCAGTACTGCTAACCTCCTCCCAATCATTCGGGAATGGATCCTTCCTTGCCATCAACACTCGGTAAGTTGTAGCAGCGTTCAAGCTCCTGGATACTTTCTAAGTC